CCATTTATCCCCGAAAATGGGTCAACAAGCCATGACTAGCCACGCAGGAGCCTCAGAAGGTACGGAGTGGGTTGAAAGTGGCTCAAATCGGCTTGTAACGGTTTTGGGTAGAGACACAGAAGGCACTTATGGCCACTGGGAGCCTAGAATCCACACTCCACTGAACAATTTGCCCTCAAAAGGCCATGAGCTGATAGATCTAGCGGACAAAATCGGCATCAGCCTGATGGACTGGCAGAAATTCTTTATCATCAACAGTCACAAGGTAAAGCCTGATGGCCGTTGGGCGTCTCCTGTATCGGTGTGCGTTGTAGCGAGACAAAACGGAAAATCATTTTTGATGCAGCTAAGAATCCTGGGAGGACTATTCCTGTGGGGCGAATCTTTGCAAATTGGGTCTGCTCACCGCCTCTCCACATCACTGGAGCAATTCAGATCACTGGTGGACACGATTGAATCTAGCGAATTCCTAGCCTCTCAGGTCAAGCGCATCCGTTGGACTCATGGCTCTGAGGAGATTGAGACGATTCATGGCACCCGATTCATTGTGAAGGCTGGCGGTTCAGCTGCTCGTGGTGTATCAAAGCCTGAAACCATCCACCTGGATGAGTTGCGTGAGATGACTGACCTTGAATCGTTTGCATCTCTGCGCTATACCTTGATGGCCGCTAAAAATCCCATGATCCTGGCGTACACAAACGCAGGAGACGCCAGCAGCATTGTGCTTAACCAATTCCGTGCTCGTGCCTTATCTGCTATTGCTGGGGCTGAGGATGACATTGGCTATTTTGAGTGGTCGGCTCCCACAGATGATGTCAGCATGGAAAACGCAGCTTGGAGCAATCCAGCCTTAGGCACCACAATCCATCCTGACAATATCCGCGCCGTTTTCAATGACCCACCTGATGTTGTGCAAACTGAGGTGCTGTGTCGTTGGGTTCAGGCAATCTCTTCCTGTGTGGATGCTCAGAAATGGGCGGCCTGCTCTGATGACAAGTTTGATTTGGTTGAGGATAAATCCACCTGGTTGGGAATTGACCTCTCACCAGATCGTAAATTTGCAGCTCTCGTGGGTGCCCAGCAATTAGATGAGGAAGGCTCATTTGGCGTGAAGCTTTTGCACACCTGGGATAACCCTCTCCAATTGGATGACAAGGCGATTGCCAATGATCTGGCGTTCTATGCTCGCAAATACTCCACAGATTATGTGCTTTACTCTCGCCGTACTGCTGGCGCGGTAGCTGCTCGCCTGACTCCTGCTGGCATCCCAACTTATGACATGGACGCGGTTTATCCGCAGGCCTGTGACGAGATGCTGGGTGCCATCAACTCAGGGCGCTTGCATTACAAGCCCAACCCTGAATTGTCATCCCAAATGCTCTCAGCCGTACAGCTGCGTAGAGGAGATGGGGGCTGGGTTATTGGACGGAGGGCGTCAAATGCAATCGTTTGCGCTGCCGTGGCCACAAGCCTTGTGACACACTTTGCGACACGCCCAGCGACAGACCTTGACATCATGGTGATGTAGTGCTCCAGCCTGGCGTAAAATACAGGCATGGGTTTCCTTGATGCTTTTGTGCCTCGTAAGGTAGAGGCTGCTCAACAGCAGCCAATTGTGGATGTGGATGCATCTTTACAACCTTATTTTGCAGCTCAGATTCCGCAATTTTTCCTTTCAGATACTACGGCCACCCGCGCTGAGGCAATGAGCGTTCCAACAATCAACCGTGCCTGCTCAATCATTCAGACAATTGGATCACTACCAATGAATGTCTACAATGAAGGCACAGGCATGAAGGTTGAGCCAATGCCACGCGTTATCAATCAACCAGATCCACGAATTGCAGGCTCAGTATTTTGGAGCTGGATTGTTTCTGATTTATTTTTTCATCCAACAGCTTATGCTTATGTCACAGAGCGTTATGCAGATACAGGCCGCATCCGCTCAATGGAACGCATTGAGCCTGAGCGCGTAACTATTCAAACAAATGCTTTAAGCACTGAAATCACCGCGTACATGGTTGATGGCAAATACATAGATCCAAATAATCTTGTAGTCTTTGCTGGATGTTCAGAGGGCTTGCTTTATCGCGCTGGTAGAACAATCAAAGCAGCAGCAGCGCTTGAAGCAGCTGCACTAGATTTTGCACTAAATCCAATTCCGCAAATGCTGTTGACTACCAATGGCACATCATTGCCAGCAGACCGCGTTGCAAAGGTAAAGCAAGCATTATTGGGGCGTGTAAAAAAGGCCGCTGTATTCCTTAACGCTGATGTAAAGCTTGACACTCTTGGTTATGACCCTAAGTCACTCCAAATGAATGAAGCGCGCAACTATGTAGCGCTTGAATTAGCACGAGCAACTGGAATCCCTGCGTACTTTGTAGATGCACAGCAATCCACCTTCACATATAGCAACGCATTAGACAAGCGCAGGGATCTAATTGACTTTGCTTTCCGCAATTATCTTTCAGTCATTGAACAACGCATGAGCTTTGCTGATTTTGTGCCAGCAGGCCAAAAGGTGCGATTTGATTTGGATGATTTCCTACGCGGCTCTCTTGCTGAGCGTATTGCTGCATATAAAACACTATTCGACATTGGAGCCATTTCAGTGGACGAAATTCGAGAAGAAGAGGATCTGTTTTCATGAAAAATCTGACTATGCCAATTGAGATTACAGCATCAGCTACGGAATCTCGCACAATCTCTGGGCGCATTGTGACATTTGATGAGCCAGCACGCGCATCAATTGGAAAAACAATTTTTGCTCAGAATTCTTTGCAACCAAAAGAGGTTTACCTCGTAGTAGGACACAATCGCCAATCACCAACACGCGTTGGCCGATCTATTGACATGGCACTGTCAGCTGATGGAAAAGGCATTGATGCAACATTTAAGGTAGCTGAAACAACAGCAGGAAATGACATTTTGGTGCTTGCAGCTGAAAAATTGGTGGATGGTTTGAGCGTTGAAGCAGACATTCATGATTACACCACATTGAAAGATGGCACCGTCAAAATTTTATCCGCTGAGTTAAAAGCTGTTGCAGTAGTTGCTGAGCCTGCCGTTTCTAGTGCTCGCATTACATCAGTTGCAGCTGAGCAATTAATAGAGAATGAAGATTCTGAATCCACAACGGATGCAGAAGCAACACCAACAACAGAAGGAGACGAAGTGGATAACACCGTCACAAGCGCGGACACCGTTGAGACGGTAGAAGCCGCACAGTCAGTAACAGCAGCTGCAACAGCAGTTGGTGGATTCAAGACAAAGGAGCGTTTGGATACCCGTCCAGAAACTTTCCTTTTCCATCAGATCAACGCATCACTCCGTAGTTCTGATTCAACAGATTCATTGCGCTATCTTGAAGCCGCAGCAGATACCACAGACAATGCAGGTCTTATCAAGACTCCGCAACTTGCAAAGGTAATCAACGGCCTTTCTTCATTTGTACGACCTACAATTGAAGCCATTAGCTCAGAAACCATGCCGACTGATGGAATGACCTTTGAAATTCCAAAGATTACTCAGGCGCCTTTGGCTGGAATCGTTGCAGAGGGTTCTGCATTTACAGAGCAGGATCAGAATTCTGCTTTCCTTACAGTGACAAAGCAAAAGTTCACAGCGCAGCAAAAATTCTCTGTTGAGCTTTTTACGCTTTCAAACCCTAGCTACTACACACAGGTAGTGCGTAACATGAACGCTGCAATGGCTACAAAGCAGGATGCATATGCAAACTCTGTTTTGGTATCAAATGCAACAGCGGACACATCAACAGTTGCAACATATCCAACAGCAACAGAACTATTGCAGTTCGTTGCTCGTGGTGCATCAAGCGTTTATGAAAACACAATTGGACTCCCAAATCCATTTGCTGTAAACATGATTGGAAACACAAAGCAGTGGGCAAACATCATTGGTCTCAATGATAATGGCCGCCCAATTTACGGTGCATCAAATCCAATGAACGCTGGTGGACAGATTTCAACACGCGCTCGCCGTGGCATGGTTGTTGACATGGATTTCTTTGTTACAGCCAACACAGCAGCAGGAACAGACACAGATGGCTCACTCATCATTGTCAATCCTGATGCATACACATGGTATGAAGATCCATCTATGTATCAGCTCCGTGCTGAATCAACAGCAGATGGTTCAATTACCCTTGGTCTTTATTCATTTGGTGCAGTGGCTGTAAATATTGCCGCTGGTGCCTACAAGATCAACAAGGCTTAATCGCCACCCACTAATCATGGGCTAGTTCTCCCGATCTAGCCCAGCAGTCGAAAGGATGTCTCATGCCCAGCATTGTCACAGTTGCACAATTGCGTAAAGTGCTGGGTGTGAGCACATCTTTATATGATGATGCTTATCTGACAGAAATCGTCAACACTAGTGAGGCCGTAATCCTCCCAATGTTGGTTGCTAACACAACAGCAATTGACTCTTACAAACTTACTGATAACAAAGCTTATTTTTACACCCTACGCCCACATCACTTTGCGGTAGGCCAATCCGTCATAGTCACAGGCCTACCCTCACCTTTTAGCGCCACTCACACAGTGCTAACCGCTGGGGATTTCCATTTTTCAGCTGCGCTCACAAACGCTGATGTCAACCTACGCGAATCTATCCCAGCAGGCACAGCCACACTTTCAGGCTACTCAGCTGCTGAAATTTATGCTGGCAATGACGCCGTTGAATCAGCCATCCTTGCAGTCTCTGTTGAGGTTTTCCAATCTCGCATTGCAGCTGGTGGACAGATTGAGGGCGTGGACTTTGCCAGCACTCCATACCGAATGGGGCGCTCACTGACTAACCGTGTCAGCACCTTGCTTTACCCTTATCTTGATGCTGAGGGATTTGTTCAATGACAGCCTCAACCCTGGCAGGTACTAGATCCACATTGGCGGCGGCTTTTAGTTCATTAGCTGCTACCTCATACAACTCAGTGCCAGAATCACCAATCCCACCAGCCATTGTCATTGTGCCTTCATCTCCATACATGGAAAGCACTCTCATTGGCCGTTCAACAGTCAAAGTCAAAGTCAATTTTACAATCACAGCCATTGTGGCTTACAACAGCAACCCAGCGTCACTAGATAACCTAGAGCAGCTGGTCATGGGAATTCTGGCGGCTGTGCCGTCAGGGTACGAAGTCGGAAATGTAGAAAAGCCAACGCCGTTGGAGGTAGGTGCATCAACAATGTTATGCGCTGATGTCAATGTCTCAACTTACTACACCCAAACAAACTAAGGAGAACAAGTGGCAACGACAATCATCACTGGTCGCGATCTCACATTGACGATTGCAACCACAAGCTATGATGCTCAGGCAACATCAGCAACCCTTTCCAACAGCCCAACCATTGAGACCTACCAGACTCTTGATGGCAAGGCTTACAAGCACATTGACGATCAGTGGACATTTGATGTGTCAATGTTGGCTGACTGGGGCGCATCAGGCTCACTCTGTGAGGCGCTTTGGACAGCATGTGAGAGCGCACCTAACACCACATTGGCCGTGTCATTGACAGCTGCATCAGGCGCTGTTTTTGCGTTCAATGTTTTGCCTGTATTCCCATCAGTGGGCGGTACAGCACCAGACGCACAGACTGTTGACCTATCATTCACAGTTGTTGGCGTACCAACTGAAACATTCAGCTAAACCAAACCTAATCGGGAGACAAAATGAAACTACCAATCACAATTGAATATAACTCAGGCGAGACAGCAACTTATACAGCTGCACCACCTGAGTGGGTAAAATGGGAGAAGTCAACAGGAAACATCATCTCTCAGGCTCAGGACAAGATTGGCTTATCCGATCTAACTTTTCTGGCATATCACGCCATGAAGCGTGAAGCTGCTGGAAAGCCTGTCAAGCCTTTTGATGTGTGGATTGAGACTGTCGCTGGCGTTGAAGTTGGTGACGCAAACCCAAAAGTTACCCAGCAGGAAGCCTAAGCCGTACCCTGTGGGAGTTATCTATTAAAACAGGACTCCCACAGGAGGCCTTCCAATCAGCTGAGGACATCCTCACTGTGCTAGAGATTTTGGAGAAGCAGACCAATGGAAAGTGAAGCAATCAGTTATGACAAGGCTGAATTGCGATCCATTGTCCGTGCTTTTAAGGCTATGGACGAGGAAGCCACAGACCAGGCAAAGAAGGTATCAAACAACCTTGCTGAATATGTAGCCGATAAAGTCAGAGGAGCTGCACGAGCAACGAGGGCAATTCCTAAGGTTGCAACGCGCATTGCTGACGGTTCCAGAGTTTCCAAATCCTCAAAGATTGGTGAGATTTCATACGGCTTTGCATCACAAAAGTTTTCAGGTGGAGCAACCACCAAAGACCTTTGGGGCGGTGCAGAATTTGGATCTAATAAGTTTAAGCAATTTCCAGTGTGGTCAGGGCGTGAGGGTCGCGGTTCTCGTGGTTGGTGGATTTATCCAACTTTGAGGAGCGTTCAGCCTTACATCATCAAAGAGTGGGAACAGGGGTTCTCAGAGATAGTTAGGAAGTACGACTAAATGGCTGGCAGCCGCACACTCAAACTTTCCATCCTTGGTGATGTAGACAATCTCAATAAGAGCCTCAAAAGCGCAGGTCAAGATGTTGACACCTTTGGCGATAAGATGTCAAAGGCTGGCAAGATGGTTGGTGCCGCGCTCGCCGCTGCTGCTGCGGCAGCTGCTGCCTATGCGGTCAAAATTGGCATTGACGGCGTCAAGGCGGCCATTGAGGACGAGAAGGCACAGACACAGTTAGCCCTAGCCCTAAAGAACGCCACAGGAGCCACAGAGGGGCAAATTAAGGCTACTGAGGACGCTATCCTCCAGATGTCTTTGGCCACTGGTGTGGCTGATGACCAATTGCGCCCAGCTCTCCAGCGTCTTGCCATTTCCACAGGTTCTGTCAGCAAGGCTCAGGATCTATTATCAACAGCCCTTGATATTTCAGCTGCCACAGGCAAGCCTGTTGAGACAGTGGCAAATGCCCTGGCAAAAGCCTATGACGGCAACACAGCAGCTCTGGGCAAACTAGGCATTGGCTTGTCAGCAGCAGAACTTAAAACCATGAGCTTTGAGCAAGTTCAAGGGCGCTTATCAGATCTCTTTGGTGGCGCAGCTGCGGCAAACGCTGACACCTACTCTGGCCGTATTGCCCGCATGAAAATTGCTTTTGATGAAGCAAAAGAAACCATTGGTTACGCGCTTTTGCCTGTGCTTGAAAAGGTGATGACATTTATCAACACCATTGCGACTCCAGCACTCCAGGCATTTAATGACGGCCTCAGTGGCAAGGGCGGCATGGCGTTCTACATCAACTACCTTTCAACCACCATCAAGAATGTATTTACTCCAGTGTGGGAAGGTCTGCAAAAAGCCTTTAAGATGATTAAGGACGCCATTGGCGAGAACATAGACACATTCAAGCAATTTGGCGTTTTCATTGCATCTTATGTGGCTCCAGTTTTGGGCAAGGTTTTGGGTGCATCTCTTGAAGGCGTTGGCATCATTGCCAGTGGCGTCATCAAGATTATTGCCTCAGTGATTCGCGTGCTGGCAGGTCTTGTAGACAACGCCATTGACGGCATCAACGCAATCATCAGGGCTTACAACGCAATCCCACTCCTGGGCAACATTCCTTTGATTAACAAGCCAAATCTAAACATTTCAGCTCCATCAGTCAGCACATCATCTGCAACCGTTCCAACCATTCCAACCGTGACCGTTCCAGACATGGGCGGTGGCACTACTGGTGGCGGTGGCGGTGGTGGCGTTTCATCAGCTGCGGCATCTGGATCATCAGCAGCCAAATCAGCTGCGGCGGTTGGCAATGTAGTCAGCAATTTTAATGCTGGTTCTTTCCGTCAAGGTGAAGCAGCCTCAATGACCACAATTGCACCAGTTATCAACATTGGAGTAGCAGGAGACCCTGAGGGAGTTGCTCGCACCGTGGTGGATGTTCTTAACCGTTCTTACTCTCGTGGCGCTTTGGGTGCTGAGGCTCTTTACCTATGACCCAATGGACACCTGAATGGTCATTGACCGTTGATGGCGGGCAGGACTACACAAACCTGACTTTGGCTAATCTGACCATCACATCTGGTCGTACAGATATTTATAGCCAGCCACGAGCAGGATATTGCAATCTTGAAATCATCAACTTAGATCTATCACCTATCAACATTGATGTTAATGATTCTGTGACCATCAAGGTCAAGGATTCAACAGGCACCTATGTGGATGTATTTGGTGGCTACATCACCGATATTGAAGTGGCAGTAGATACCACAGGCACTGGTGGAGTTAATGAGCGCATAAGGCTCACAGCTCTTGGTGCTTTATCCAAACTGCCAAAAACCCTCACTACTGGAGTGCTCACAAAAGCCTATGACGGAGACCAGATTTATTCAATTTTGGAGCAAGTTTTATTTTCTACCTGGAACCAACTTTCATCCTCATTGACATGGGCTGCCTATAACCCAACAACAACATGGGCAAATGCAGGTAATTCAGGCCTTGGCGATATTGACAGACCAGGCAATTATGAACTGACATCAAGATCATCAAGCGTGGTGGATGTTTATAGCCTTGTAGCTGCGCTCGCCACATCAGGGCTTGGCTACATTTATGAAGATGCATCAGGCCGTATTGGTTACGCAGATTCAACACACCGCAGCTCTTATTTGGCCTCCAACGGTTATGTAGATTTAACTGGCAATCAGGCTTTATCTCAGGGCATCCGAACTGTGCGCCGAATTGGAGATTTACGCAATAAGGTCACAATCACCTATAAATCTAATGCTCAGGTAACAGCCTCAGATGCTGAATCTATTGCTCAATATGGATCTCAGGCACAGGACATTTCAACAACGCTGGAAAATTCAGCTGATGCAACTTCTCAGGCGTCCTTTTACCTTGGTATTCGCGCATACCCACAAGATGTATTCGACAGCATCACTTTCAGCCTTGGCAATCCTGAGTTAGATGACACAGATCGTGACGCATTGCTAAATGTGTTCATGGGTTTACCTGTCAATATTCAAGACCTACCAACCAACATGGTTAATGGCCGTTTCCAGGGCTTTGTTGAGGGTTGGACTTTCAGGGCTGGATACAACCGCCTGGATTTGACTCTCAATGTCTCTCCAACAGCGTTTAGCCTCCAGTCAATGCAATGGGGAGATGTAGGGGCGGCGGAGACATGGAACACAATCAACACATCATTAGAGTGGTTGGATGCCACAATAGTGTCCTAGAAAAGGAGCAACATGAGCACAACAACAACTAACTTTGGCTGGACGGTTCCTAGCGATACCGACCTAGTCAAAGACGGCGCAGCTGCCATCCGCACGGCTCTTGGCGGTGTGGACACATCATTTGTAGATCTAAAGGGCGGCACAACAGGTCAGGTTTTGGCCAAAGCCTCAGGTACAGATTTAGACTTTACATGGACTGAGCAAGATGACACTACTTTAAGCTTTAATGCGCAGACTGGTACTTCTTACACATTAGTAGGTTCTGACCTTGGCAAGTGGGTCACACTTTCCAACGCATCTAGCATCACTTTGACAGTTCCTCCATCAGTATTTGCCACAGGAAACATCATCAACATCCAGGCAATCGGAGCAGGTCAAGTCACATTGGCTCAGGGTTCAGGTGTAACTATTACTTCAACAGGTGCAACAGCGTCAGCGCCTAAATTACGCGCTCAGTATTCAGCTGCAACAATCATTTGCACAGGATCCAATACATTCACAGTGGTTGGTGATTTGAGCTAATGATTGTTCATGGTGTTATTGCCTCATCAATGAAAGGGTTGACCGTTACTGGTGGCACCCTTTACACATCAGGCGGATATAATTACAGAGTATTTACAGGTAATGGCACATTGGGAGTCACAGGCGGAACATTAACCGCTGACATTCTTGTTGTGGCAGGCGGTGGCGCAGCTGGTTACGACTGGGCAGGTGGCGGTGGCGCAGGCGGTGTTCAATATCTTGCTGGAACATCATTAAGCGCTAATAATTATGCAATAACCATTGGCGCTGGTGGAGCAGGAACATTTGGCACTGGATCTAACGGAGTTGATTCATCATTTGCATCCACTGTAATTGCTAAAGGTGGCGGTTACGGCGGCTCTGCTGGTGAGAATGGAAACGCAGGTGGCAGCGGCGGTGGTGGAAATCAATCTGTTAATCGAGCGGGTGGCGCAGCAGTCTCAGGCACTGGTGGCACATTTTATGGAAACGCTGGTGGAAATGGTTATCGTGGAGGCCCAGCACAAGAGGCATCAGGCGCAGGTGGCGGTGCAGGCGCAGCTGGTGGCAGCGGTAATAGCTCTCTCAACGGTGGTGTAGGAGGTGTGGGAACATCTGCATTTTCATCCTGGGGTGCAGCCACATCAACTGGTCAAGATGTAAGTGGCACAAGATATTACGCAGGTGGCGGCGGTGGCGCAGGCAGAAACTCACAAGGCGCTGGCGGTTACGGCGGCGGTGGAAATGGTGGCACATCAGTAACAGGTGCTGATGGCTTACCTAATACAGGCGGTGGGGGCGGTGGAGATACCCACTCTGGCGGTTCAGGAATTGTAATTGTGAGGTATGCAGCATGAGTCATTGGGCTGAAATTGACGAGAATAATGTGGTTGTTCGCGTATTAAAAGGCGATAATAACGATCCCAACAATGATGAAGGTTATCAATGGCTCTTAGATAATCTGGGTGGCACATGGATTAAAACAAGCTATGTTGGAGCAATTCGGTACAACTTTGCTGGAGTGGGATTTACTTATAATCCAATTGATGATGCATTTATTCCACCAATGCCAAATTGTGCCCACCCTGAATTAACATTAAATGAAACAAAAAAATGGTCATGCACAAATGCTGAACATAAACCGCTATATGAGGATGAATTATGAGTTACCCAATCGGATCAGCCCCACACACCATTGAAATTGCAAAGATGGAAATTGGCTATGTGGAAACACCAGATAACATCACCAAATACGGCGAGGCCATGAAGGCGCAGGGATTGCCCTGGTGCGGCTCGTTCTGCAATTGGGTGCTTAAAGAGGCTCAAGTCAAATGTCATTCAGTTGTCAGCACACTCAAAGGCGCTCAGGTATTCCAGGACTCAGGGCGCTGGTCGCAGACACCAAAGCTTGGTGATCTAGCGTTTATGGATTTTCCAAATGACTCTGTTGACCGCATCAGTCATGTGGGAATTGTTGTAGGCATTGACGGTAACAAAGTGACCACCATTGAAGGCAACACCAGCGGTTCAGGAAGCCAAAGAAATGGCGGAATGGTGATGGTCAAGGAACGAACAATTGGCGTTGAAGTGGTGGGATTCGGCTCACCAAAATATGTGCCATATAAGGGTGAATTTCCAACAGTGCAGATTCCTGCAAAGGAAGCACACCCAGCCAAAGGAAAGAAGGTAAAGAAATAATGGAGCAGTTCAAGCAGATAGCCGCCTCATGGGCGCGTTCATTCATGGCAGCTGCAATTGCAGTCTACCTTTCAGGCAATACAGATCCAAAGGCCATTGCAGGCGCTGGTGCAGCAGCTGTGCTCCCAGTAATATTGCGCTGGCTCAACCCTAATGATGCAGCTTTCGGGGTCAAGGGGAAGTGACAACGAGATGGCTACGACTGGCAGCGCTCTTGATGGGTCTTGGTGCGCTGACCAGTTGTGGTCAATATCAGGGTTGGACACGCTATGACTGCCAACTTTACGAAAACTGGAAAAAGCCTGAGTGCAATCCACCGCAATGTAAGGTTCAAGGAATCTGCACTGCGGACATTCTTGGAGAGGAAACAATTGGCACGGACACCACGCCATCAAACACGCCTTAGCAATGAACAGCTAAAAGCGCGGCTGATTGTATTTATCGGCGTCTGCTTATCTCTTGTGTTTGCCGTTTCCGTTATGGGGATGCTTTACGCCCTTATCTTTGTAACTCAGCCCATTGGCGCACAGGCGCCCAATGATAGGGCTTTTATAGACTTACTTACCACGCTCACAGTCTTTCTGACAGGTGCCCTTGGCTCAGTCTTGGCCTCAAACGGACTCAAAGACAAGCCGAAAAATGGGGATGACACGCCGAAATAGGTTTGCAATTGTCAGAGGTTTAAGCCACCCTTAATCCATCAGCTCACAAGGGCTGTTAGATCGGGAGAATCTAAAATGACAATTCTACAAATCATCCTGTTTTTTACGCATATGTTTGCGTTGACCTGTGGCTACTACGCAGGCCGTGATGATGGATATAAAGAAGGCAAGGCGATTGGGTATCGCCGTGGCGCAGCTATTAAGGCAGCCAAAGATGCCAGTAATTAAAGCCAAAAGCGGTGTCTGGTGTGACATTTGCAAAGACCGTTACGGATACACCAAAGACGAGCAGGGGCGCTCAGTGCCTCACCCAAAGGGTCGCAGGCAGGCCTACTCAACAATCATCAGTGAGACTCACTACGGCAAAGAGCCAATCATCAGATCTCTTTGCTACCCATGCATGGATGATGCATCACGCTGGCATGACGGAACAATCTGGACTCTGGCTGACCAAATCCAATACGCAAAAGACAATCGCAATGGACAACAACTAAGAATCGGGAGCATGACAAATGGCATTTGACCTAAAGAACTACGAGGATGTGCAATCACGCGTTAAGCGCTGGCAAGAGGCTTACCCTATGGGCAGAATCGTCACAGAGATTGTGGAGTTTTCAGCTGAAAAGGGTCATGTATTAGTCAAGGCATCTTGCTACCGTGATGATGTAACAGAACTGCCAGCAGGCGTTGATTACGCGTTTGGAAATGTTGCATTTTATCCAACGCATATGAAGCGCTTTTTTATAGAGGATACCTCTACCTCCGCGATTGGCAGGTGCATCAGCCTGGTATTGCCTGGAGAGTATCCGAAACCTACCCAGCAGGACATGATGAAGGTTGAGAAGCCAAAATATGAAACAGCATCATCAGTTGTGGACAATACTGATTATTGGACAGTGACTGCCGCTGAGTCTGAAACCCTTGGCACGGCTGTGGAGCAGTTACAACAGCAAATGGGTGGTGAGGTGCTTAGCGAATCTCCACTATGTGCACATGGCCACATGATCCGCAGAGACTCAAAGGCTGATGCAGCAAAGGAATGGGCTGGCTATTTCTGCTCAGAGAAGGCAAAGGCAAATCAGTGCCCACCAATCTGGATGATTCGCAGTGCGACCACAGGCCAATGGAGGTTGCCAAATGCCTAGATATTCCTATGTGCAAGACCCAACTGACCCACAGGGTGAACCAATGATTGTGGACAACTACGACATGATCCGAATTGGTGAGCCACAGCAATGGTGTGAGACCTGTAAAGCATGGGTCAAATACTCAGAAAATGGCCGCTGGACTTTCTGGGCACAGGAGCCTGACAAGTGGTGGTGTGAGGAGCACAAATGATTGTGCAGCTGACAAATGAGGAACAAATTGCAATCACTCAGGCAGGATTAGAACGCGCCGCAAAATACATTCCACAATGGGAAGGGCGCACATTCAAGCGCAATTATCAGCATGACAAAGAACAGCTTAACTTTGCTCAATTTGTAGTTCAGCAATCTGAGGCTATTGCAGCTGAGGTGGCTGTTGCAAAGTATTTCAGACAGCCAATTGATTTGCGCAATATCAATTACAAAGAAAAGGCAGATGTAGGCCACAACATTGAAGTCAAATGGACAAAGTGGCTAGACGGCTCACTCATCCTCACAGAGCTTGACCGCAAAGAGGACATTGCCATCCTGGTCACAGGATCCATGCCAAAGCTTAAAGTGTGCGGATGGATTCCAATTGTCATGGCAAAGCGCAATAAGCAACAACGCTCTGATGGCTCTTGGTGGATTAGCCAACACGATCTGCACCCAATGGCAGACTTTTCAAGGAGTATCTATGGCGCAGGTTATTAAGTATCAATGCAGGCCTGAAAAGCGCCTGACCAATCACACAATCATTGAAAACGAATGGACATTGCCTGAATATGTGGTTTGCCTCCAGTGCCAATCATGTGGAGTCATGGGCATAGCCGTACTAGACAAGGAGACTGCTTACAATGCCAATCTATAACTACAAGTGCCAGATGTGCAATGCACAGGCTGAAATACAAATTCCAATCACAGAGGATGCAATTGCACCAATGTGTTGCCATATTCCAATGCAACGCGATTACACAGCTCCTGGAATCATATTCAAGGGCGAAGGATGGGGAGGCTCAAAATGAGCATTTGGACAAAATACGATTACACCTTTGCAGGATTTGGTGGGGCGGACAATTGCCAGAAATGTGATGACTTTGGCCATGTGGATGAGTTTGACCGTTCTGATGGGGCTTGCGTGGCATTGTGTAAGAGCTGCGCAGAACAGATCGTGAGAAGCGAGCCAAAGAAGCTTATATGTGCCTATGGACACACTTATGACAAGCCAACATCATTGGGATGTCCTGAGTGCCTGGCAGAACATTTGGAGAAGGGGGGCACTCTTGATTAAGCTGACACGCCCTCTGACCAGCACTTTTACTGATTTAGTTGACACCTATTTGACAAAGGGATTACGCTCTACACGCTCCCAGCGAGCGCCGAAGGCTGGTAGCTCGCGGGGGCGTTTAGTGCTTTGGGGAGTTCTATGTCTTACGGCTGGCAGCCTTCAGACGGCGCAGGCTAAAGAGATCTCAACAACCGATATGTATAAGCTTTATGCACATTCAAGAATTGTGAATTACAACCAATTCCTATGTCTTAATAAGATAATCACAAAAGAATCACATTGGAATATAAGCGCTCACAATGGCTCACACTATGGTCTAGGTCAGATGCGCTCAACCTGGTATAGAGACCTAGACGGATATAGGCAGATAGATGCCACGATTAAATATATAACAATTCGTTATGGTTCAATGTGCAATGCATGGAGACATCACACTAAAAGGAACTACTACTGATGAGCAACCTAAAGAGCACAGGCAGCACAACTGCATGGCGTAAGTTGAGAGAACGCATCCTCATTAGAGATGGATACATATGCCAATGGTGTGGAGCAGAGGCCAACACTGTGGATCACATTGTTGAACGCAGTCAAGGAGGGCAAGACCATGAGGATAATCTCATAGCTGCTTGTAATAGATGCAATTACGGCAGAGTAGGACGAAAGGCGCTTAATAGCGGTT